GCGCGCAGGTCGGTGCGCAGTTACGCGAGGCGCAGCGCGCCAGCGCCGCGCTCTCCGCCGATCTCGCCAGCCGCGATCGGACCATCGCCCGCCTCAATCAGGAGGCGCAGGCGAACAGCAAACGCGAGGCGGCGCTGCGTCAGCAGCAGAGTCAGGCCAGTCGTCTCGCCCTTAACCGCGAAGTGCAAATAGCGAGGGAAACCGATGCAAACCAGGCGTTACGCGAGTGGTCTGCTGCCGCTCTGCCTGACGATCTTATCGGGCTGCACAGCCGTCCCGCCTTCGACAACGCCCACGATTATCTGGGCTGGCTGTCCGCGCGTGAACAGCTGTCCAGTGCCGGGCAACAGCCTGCAGACGCAGGGCGATCTGGCGGCAGATAACCGTCAGCTAGAGGCTGCGCTCGCGTCTTGCGGGCTGCAGATTGAAACCATTAAAGCGTGTCAGGAGCAACAGGATGCAGAAACCTCAACAGCTACGCGCGGCGCTGAGCCGCAGCGTGCCGCTGCTACAGCAAAACCCGGAGCGGCTGATCATGGCGATCGCCGCCGGAACGGTGGTGGCGACCAGCGCGCCGTCGCTCTCCTTTGAGTATCGCTACCGGCTGGAATTAACCCTCGTCGACCTGCAGCAGGATATCGAGGCCGTTATCGTGCCGCTGCTCGCCTGGCTGCGGGATAACCAGCCGGAGATGATGGGCAACGCCGAGAAGCGACGCAGCGATTTTACCTTCGCCGTCGACGCCGCCGGCGCGCTCCGCATCGGCCTGCAGCTGACCGAGCGCGTGCTGGTCACGCAGCAGGATAGCGCGCTGCAGGTCACCTTTCCCGGCGAGCCGACGCCGCCCGCTAATGACGACGCGCCGCTGCAGCTCTGGGTGCACGGCGCGCTGGTCAGCGAGTGGCAGCGCTAAAGCTGTTCTGTCATCTCTCAGCGGTCGGCGTCGCGTTGCTGGCCGCATGCACCGGAGGTAACACTAGCGACATGAACGAACATATCAGCGAAATCCTGCGCCTGCTGCGCAACCTTATCCGCATCGGCACCGTCTCGGCGGTGGATCCGCAAAGCGGGCGCTGCCGCGTACGCAGCGGCGACAATGAAACCGGCTGGCTGCCGTGGCTCAGCGCCCGCGCCGGACGCTCTCGCGCCTGGAGCGCGCCGTCAATCGGCGAGCAGGTGCTGGTGCTGAGCCTGGGCGGCGAGCTGAATACCGGCTTTATCCTGCCGGGTATTTTCTCCGACAGCCATCCTGCGCCTTCCGCCTCGGCTGATGCGCTGCACTGGGCGTTTCCCGACGGCGCGGTTATCGAGTATGAGCCGCAGAACGGCGCGCTCAGGGCGAGCGGCATTCAGACCGCTCGCCTGCAGGCGGCGACCAGCATCCTGCTCGACGCGCCGCTGGTGGAGTGCAGCGCAAAGCTGAAAACCGCCACGCTGGAGGTGACCGGCGGCGGCACGCTGCAGGGCAACGTGACCCACAGCGGCGGCAGCCTGAGCTCTAACGGCATCGTGGTGGACGCCCATCAGCATGGCGGCGTGAAGTCGGGCGGCGATCTTTCTGGAGGACCGCAGTGATGGCCGAAAGATATATCGGTATGAGCCGCGACAGCGGCGCGGCGCTGGCGGAGCTGGAGCATATCCGCCAGTCGGTGCGCGATATTTTGACCACGCCGCTCGGCTCCAGAGTCATGCGTCGCCGCTACGGCTCGCTGCTCTCGGCGCTGATCGACCAGCCGCAAAACCCGGCGCTGCGCCTGCAGATCATGTCCGCCTGCTATATGGCGCTGTTGCAGTGGGAGCCGCGCATTCAGCTGAGCGCTATCAGCTATGAGGCGTCGTATGACGGCGGCATGACGGTAGAGCTTACCGGCAGCCGCAGCGATACGGCGCAAGCATTTTCCCTGACCATTCCCGTGAGCTGAACCTATGGCAACCATTGACCTGAGCCAGCTGCCTGCGCCCGACGTGGTGGAGGCGCTGGATTATGAAACCCTGCTGGCCGAGCGTAAGGCGACGCTGATTTCCCTCTATCCGGCCGAGCAGCAGCCGGCGATAACCCGCACGCTGGCGCTGGAGTCGGAGCCGCTGGTGAAGCTGCTGCAGGAGAACGCCTATCGCGAGCTGATCCTGCGCCAGCGCATCAACGAGGCGGCGAAAGCCAATATGGTCGCCTGGGCGACCGGCGCCGATCTCGACCAGCTGGGCGCCAACAACGGCGTGACCCGACTGACGCTTAGAGCGGCGGACAACAGCACGCTGCCGCCGACCGCGGCGGTGATGGAGAGCGACGACAACTTCCGTATGCGCATCGCCGCCGCGTTCGAAGGGCTGAGCGTGGCGGGGCCGAGCGGCGCCTACGAGTATCACGCCAAAAGCGCCGATGGACGCATAGCGGACGTTTCCGCCACCAGTCCGGCGCCGGCGGAGGTGGTGATCACCGTGCTGAGCCGCGAAGGCGACGGCACCGCGCCTGCCGATCTGCTGACCATCGTGGCCAACGCGCTCAACGACGAAGATGTGCGTCCGGTGGCCGATCGCGTTCGGGTGCAGGCGGCCGCTATCGTCAGCTACCGCGTCGACGCGACGCTGTTTCTCTATCCTGGCCCGGAAGCGGAGCCTATCCGCGCCGCCGCCGAAGCGAAGCTGCTCGCCTTTATCAACGCCCAGTCGCGGCTGGGACGCGATATCCGCCAGTCGGCGCTTTACGCCGCGCTGCATGTGGAAGGCGTGCAGCGCGTCGAGCTGGCGCAGCCGACGGCCGATGTGGTGCTGGATAAAACCCAGGCTGCGTACTGCAGCGGCTACAGCATCACGGTAGGAGGTTCCGATGAGTGATCGGCTGCTGCCAACCGGCTCCTCGCCGCTCGAGGTCGCCGCCGCCCGGGCGTGCGCCGATATCGAGGCGATGCCGGTGCCGCTGCGCCAGCTATGGAACGCGCAGACCTGCCCGGTGGCGCTGCTGCCTTATCTCGCCTGGGCCTGGTCGGTCGACCGCTGGGACGCCGGGTGGAACGAGGCGACCAAACGCAACGTCGTCGCCGCCTCGGAGTATGTGCACCGGCATAAAGGCACCATCGGTTCGCTGCGGCGCATCGTCGAGCCGCTCGGCTATCTGATCCGCATTATCGAGTGGTGGAAAACCGGCGACGCGCCGGGCACGTTTCGCCTCGACGTCGGCGTGCTCGATACCGGCATAACCGAGGAGATGTACAACGAGCTGGAGCGGCTGATCGCCGATGCGAAGCCGTGCAGTCGGCATCTGATCGGCCTTTCGATCAATCTCGATTCGAGCGGAACGCTGCCGGTAGCGGCCGCCAGCTACAGCGGCGACGAGCTAACGGTTTATCCCTACACCCCTGAAATCATCACCGTGAACGGGCCTGGCTACACCGGCTCAGCGGTACATTTAATTGACCTGACGGAAGTGCGCACATGACAACGAAATATTATGCCCTGCTGACCAATCAGGGCGCGGCCAAGCTGGCGAACGCCACGGCGCTCGGCACTAAGCTGCAGATCACTGACATGGCGGTAGGCGACGGCGGCGGCGCGCTGCCGACGCCGGATGCCTCGCAGACGAAGCTTATCGGCGAGAAACGCCGCGCGGCGCTGAATTCATTAAGCGTCGATGCGGCCAACAGCAGCCAGATTATCGCCGAGCAGATTATTCCCGAGAACGAAGGCGGCTTCTGGATCCGCGAAATCGGCCTGTTTGACGCCGACGGCGTGATGATTGCCGTCGCTAACTGCGCCGAGACCTATAAGCCGCAGCTGCAGGAGGGCAGCGGCCGCACGCAGACGGTGCGCATGATTATCATCGTCAACAGCGCCGCGTCAGTGACGCTGAAGATCGACCCGTCGGTGGTGCTGGCGACGCGCCAGTATGTGGATGACAACATTATCGAGGCGAAGCAGTATGCGGATAAGGGCATCGCTGACCACGTTGCGGCGGCGAACCCGCATAAGCAGTATCTGCAGATCGCGAACGCGCTGGCGGAGGTGAAGAGTGCGGGGAAGGTGGCGGATGTTCTACAAAACCTTGGTTTAGGAGAAGGCTCGGCGCTGCCGGTGGGCGTGCCTATTCCCTGGCCGTCCGCTACGCCGCCCACAGGCTGGCTGAAGTGCAACGGCGCCGCGTTTAATGCCGCGACTTATCCGTTGCTGGCCAAGGCATATCCGTCACTGAAGCTTCCCGATCTGCGTGGCGAGTTTATTCGTGGCTGGGATGATGGGCGCGGGGTAGACAGCGGACGAAGCCTTTTATCATTTCAGGCTGATGAACTCAGATCGCACAATCATCGTTTTGTGAATGAGTATGGTACGCCTACAGCGAACATCATTGCTTATACAGACCAAAATAGCGAAAGCGTCGATGTGACAAATATGACAGGGAACCGATGCCATACATATATTTATATGGAAAAGACAGGGGGAGTCGAGACTCGCCCGAGAAATATCGCATTTAACTATATAGTGAGAGCAGCATAATGATAAATATCACTCTGGATAAAAATGGTCTTGCAGATACAGCCGGCATGATAACTATTTACAATTATGATGCAAAAACTGGCGAGTATATCAATAGCGCTGAAGAATATTTTCCGCAGGGCTTAGGTGTGCCGGCTAATTCAACTATTGTGGCGCCGCTAGTTGTTAAGAAAAATAATGTGGCTGTTTTTCGTGAAGGTAAATGGCAGGCCATCGCCGATCATCGGGGGGAAACGGTATACGCGATTGCGGATGGTGCTGAGATAGAAGTTACTGAGCCAGGTGATTATCCAGCTGGAACAACCACGTCAAAGCCTGCTACCGTTTTCGATAAATGGGACGGGACAAAGTGGGTAACAGATACTGAGGAACTAAACGCTGAACAAGTTAAGTCCGCAGAGCGTAAAAAGGCATCCTTATTGGCAGAAGCGCAGGCAAAGATCAGTATCTGGCAGACTGAGCTGCAGTTAGGTATTATCGAAAATGAGGATAAAGCAACTTTGATAAGCTGGTTATCCTATATTAAAGCGCTACAAAAAACAGATACCATCACTGCGCCAGATATAAAATGGCCAGTAGTAGCTGTTTAATAAGCAAACTTCGTCACATGATAGCGTGCCTCCCATTCTATTTAGGCGGCTCTTGAAGCAGCCGCACCTGAATATAATTCAGGTGCGACTTATTAATTATTCAGGCTTGTCTGGCCATTCTATATCTGGCGCACTTTTCATATTGACTCGATTGAGAAGCACTCTGTATTTTTTCCATTTAGCAAGCCGTGCAACTTCTTCTTCATTTGCCATGTTGAGATCGACAGCATCCTGTAAAGGAGCAATAATTTTAGTTGCTTCTTCCATCAAGAAATTGAAGGTGATATCAGCAATCAACCCAGCGTTTTCAGATTCAATAACAGGTGCAGTGAACACATTGTTATTAAAAATGTAACCAACTTCAGGCGGCGATGATAATAGTGTAATATCAATCCATTCTAGAGAAGGATGATAAATAGCAGAAGGATCAACGCTGAGTGAGACCATTTCAACAACGCGCTGTTCCTCAATTCGGGCATAAGTTTTCATTAACTAAACTCCTCAATGTAGATGACTCCGTGCGCGCCAAAAGCCCCAACATAAGGATCGGTTCGAGTATTACCACCACCGCCTGCACCAAACCTTGGCGCACGATTTGAATTTGACCCTTCACCGCTGCGGGCACCGCCGCCCCAGTAACTTGCGCCACCATCGCCAGAGCCTCCGAAGTAAGGATTAGAGGAATCGCTGACAATACCGGGCGCGTCGCTGCCGTCACCACCGCGAATATTTAAATCGCCGCCAACCGCGTTGCCGCCACCGCCGCCCGCATTGCCATTCGCAGAAACACCGTTGCCTGCGGTTAATCGCCCATCAAAGGAACTGCTTGATGAGTCTGACGTCTCATCCGCTCCCTGGCCAACAACGCCTGCATAAGTTTTGCCTTCATCAATTGTCAGCCAGGCGATTGTAGTCCCGCCTGCCCCACCGCCTGCGCCACGCGAATGAAATCCATTGCCCCAGCCAAGGTAGCCATAGCCTCTGCCGCCACCGCCTGTCAGAATGATTTTGATACGCTTCGTTCCAGGCGACGGCTTATAGCTGACGGCCCCTGGCGTGATGAATATCTGCCGGTTAAGGAAGCGGCCAGAAAACTTTTCGCTAATACCAAGGTTTTTGATAAACCCATCTCGCATGGCAAAATCCGCCAAAATCCGCCCCAGACAAGCTTAAGAGAAAAACGTATGGCCGTGATTGGTTATATTCGCGTATCAACAATTGACCAGAACTGCGACTTACAGCGCGATGCGCTCTTAAGCGCGAATTGTGACCGTATTTTTGAAGATCGTATCAGCGGGAAGACGGCAACTCGTCCTGGCCTCAAACAGGCGCTTAAATGCATCCGCAAAGGCGATACGCTGGTCGTCTGGAAGCTGGACCGGCTTGGGCGCAGTGTGAAAAATTTGATCGCGCTGATATCCGAGCTACACGATCGCGGCGCGCACTTTCGCTCGCTAACCGACAGCATCGATACCAGTAGCGCGATGGGGCGCTTCTTTTTTCACGTTATGTCGGCGCTGGCTGAAATGGAGCGCGAACTCATCGTTGAGCGCACCCTGGCCGGGCTGGCTGCGGCCAGAGCGAAAGGACGACTTGGCGGACGGCCCAAAGCGCTAAGCCCGGATGAGGTTGAGCAAATTAGCCGGCTGCTGGCTAAGGGACATAGCCGCCAGCAGCTGGCGATCATTTATAACGTGGCGCTATCGACCCTCTATAAATACTTTCCAGCCAGGGCGCTTGAAGGCCAGTCGGCAACGACCTCCTGAACGTCATGGCGACCGCTAAAAAAGTGCTGTGAACCTTCCTGCGAGAGGCCGCTGTCCGCTCATCCTTCAGTAAACTCTAACCGCATGATTTCTCTCACCTGACCTGACAATCTGAGCGCACCCTCAACACGGAGTGCATCAGATGTCTGATTATCATCACGGTGTACGCGTTGTCGAAATTAATGACGGCACGCGCACCATTTCTACCGTATCCACCGCCGTAGTCGGCCTGGTCTGTACCGCAGACGACGCAGACGCCGCGGCTTTTCCGCTCAACACCCCGGTGCTGCTGACCAACGTGCAGGCCGCTATCGCCAAAGCCGGCAGCAAAGGCACGCTGTCGGCGTCGCTGCAGGCGATTGCCGACCAGTCGAAACCGGTTACCGTCGTGGTTCGTGTCGCCGAAGGGGCGACCGCCGCGGAAACGATCTCCAACCTTATCGGCACCACCGATGAAAACGGCCAGTACACCGGCATGAAGGCGCTGCTTACCGCGCAGACGCAGCTCGACGTTAAGCCGCGCATTCTCGGCGTGCCGGGGCTCGATTCGCAGGAAGTGGCGACCGCGCTGGCAGGCATCGCGCAGCAGCTGCGCGCCTTCGCCTATGTCTCCGCCTGGAACTGCAAAACCATCAGCGAAGCGATGAATTACCGCAAAAACTTCAGCCAGCGCGAGCTGATGGTGATCTGGCCCGACTTTGTCGCCTGGAACACCGCCACCAACGCCGCCGAAACTGCCTATGCGACGGCGCGCGCCCTCGGCCTGCGCGCCAAAATCGACAACGACACCGGCTGGCATAAAACCCTGTCGAACGTCGGCGTCAACGGCGTGACCGGCATCTCCTCATCGGTCTTCTGGGATCTGCAGCAGAGCGGTACTGACGCCGACCTGCTGAACGAAGCCTGCGTTACCACGCTGATCCGCAAAGATGGCTTCCGCTTCTGGGGCAACCGCACCTGCAGCGACGATCCGCTCTTTGTGTTTGAAAACTACACCCGCACCGCGCAGGTGCTGGCCGACACCATGGCCGAAGCGCACATGTGGGCCAATGACAAACCGCTGACGCCGGTGCTGGTGCGCGAAATCGTGGCGGGCATCAACGCCAAATTCCGCGAGCTGGTCAACGCCGGCTACCTGCTGGGCGCGTCTGCCTGGTACGACGAAAGCGCGAACGACGCCGCGACCCTGAAGGCGGGCAAACTCTTTATCGACTACGACTACACGCCGGTGCCGCCGCTGGAAGATCTGACGCTGCGCCAGCGCATCACCGACACCTATCTGGCGAACTTCGCCGCATCCGTTAACAGCTGAGGAGCCGGATAAATGGCACTACCCCGCAAACTGAAAGGGCTGAACCTTTTCAATGATTCAAACAGCTATCAGGGCGTTGTCTCTTCCGTCACCCTGCCGAAACTCTCGCGCAAGCTGGACGCCTATCGCGGCGGCGGCATGAACGGCGCCGCCTTTATCGATAACGGTCTGGACGACGACGCGCTCGATATGGAGTGGACCATCGCCGGTATGGACGACCTGGTGCTGACGCAGTGGGGCGGTTCTGCCGTACCGCTGCGCTTCACCGGCTCCTACCAGCGTGACGACACCGGCGAAGAGATCGCGGTGGAGATTGAGGTGCGCGGCCGTCATCAGGCGTTCGACTTCGGCGAAGCCAAACAGGGCGAGGATACCGAAACCAAAATCACCACCAAAAACACCTACTTCAAACTCACCTGGAACGGTAAAGAGCTGATCGAGATCGACACCGTCAACATGGTCGAGAAGGTGAACGGCGACGACCGCCTTGCCCAGCGCCGTAAAAATCTCGGCCTGGCTTAACCCTGACGCCAGCGCCCGGCGCTGGCTTTTTCATCTGTATGAGAGAGAAACATGGAACAAAAAGAGAATATGGTTGAGCTGGAAACCCCGCTGAAACGCGGCGACGCCACGATCGCGCAGGTTGAGCTGATGAGGCCGAGCGCCGGTTCGCTGCGCGGCGTGCGCCTTGCCGATCTCGCATCAAGCGACGTCGATGCGCTGCTGACGGTGCTGCCGCGCATCACGCTGCCTGCGCTGACCAAAGCGGAGTGCAACAGCCTTGACCCGGTAGATCTCATCGCGCTCGGCGGCAAGGTGATTGGTTTTTTGCAAGCGAAGTCGGCAGCGTCGACTGGCCTGGCGGACTGACGGTCAACGATCTGATGGCTGATATCGCCGCCATTTTTCACTGGCCCCTTTCTGAAATGAACGATCTGCCGCTGGCCGAGCTGCTCGACTGGCGGCATAAAGCCCTGATCCGCAGCGGAGCAAATACGGATGAGTGAAGACCTCAAACTGCAGGCGCTGCTGAAGGCGGTTAATCAGGCGCTGCGCCCGCTACAGAGCCTCCAGAACGAAACGCAAAACGTCGCCAGTTCGATTGCCGATACGCAACAGAGCCTGGCGGCGCTGCAGGCGCAGTCGGCGAAAATCGACGGCTTTCGCGCCGCCAGCCGCCAGCTGAGCGACACGCAGCAGCAGCTTAAACAGGCGAAGGCGGAAACAGCGGCGCTGGCGCTGGCAATGCGCGCCAGCAGTCAACCTGCGGAGCAGCAGAGCCGCGCGCTGGAAAAGGCGCGTCAGCATACCGCCGCGCTGCAAAGCCAGGCGCAGAGCCTGCGTCTGGCCGTGCAGCAGCAGCGCGCGAGCCTGAACGACGCGGGCATCTCCACGCGCAGCCTGAGCAGCGAACAGCTGCGGCTGAAAGCGGCCGCGGCGCAGGCCAGCCAGCACCTTAACGGTCAACAGCAGCAGCTTCAGCGGCTGAACCAGCAGCAGGAGCGCCAGAACCAGACGGCGGAACGCTACCGTAAAGGGCAGGCGCTGGCGGGCCAGATCCGCAGCGGCGGCGCAGCAGCGCTCGGCCTG